ATCAGGTAGTACCTTTGGAGGAAAAATTAAGTCTGAAATATGGAGAGCAAGTTGCTGATGCCATACAGTCTGAATGGTTTTCACAAGGTAGAACTAACGGAAACAGGTATTTAACTTCTTTTGACAACTATCATACTAGAAGATTATATGCTAGAGGAGAGCAGCCAACACAAAAATACAAAGACGAGTTATCTATTAATGGTGATTTATCTTATCTTAATTTAGACTGGAAACCAGTTCCTATATTATCTAAGTTTGTAGATATACTAACCAATGGTATATCTAACAAAGACTACGACATTAAAGCCTATGCTAATGATCCTATGTCTGTTAAGAAAAGAACCGACTACGCTAGCAAACTAGCTATGGATATGTTTGGTCAAGACATTATACAGGAGGTAAAGCAAACAACAGGTCAAGATATATCTAGTACAAATATACCAGCTATAGATCTTCCTAAAACAATGGAGGAGATGGAGTTGCATTTGCAGCTATCATACAAGCAAGCTATAGAAATAGCAGAGGAAGAAGCTATAACTCAAACACTTGATAAAAATAAATACGACTTACTCAAGCGTAGACTTAATTATGATCTTGTTACATTAGGTATTGCTGCCGCTAAAACAAACTTCAATACTGCTGAAGGTATTACTTTAGATTATGTAGATCCAGCTTATATGATACACTCATATACGGAAGATCCAAACTTTGAAGATATATATTATGTAGGTGAAGTAAAGGCTGTTACTATAGCAGAAATAAAACAACAATTTCCTCATATATCAGACGAGGAATTAACTAAAATACAAAAATCATATAGCAACCAAAACTACATATACGGGTGGGGTGCTTATGACGAGAATACTGTTCAAGTGTTATACTTTGAATACAAGACCTATATGGATCAAGTATTTAAGCTAAAGCAAACAGATCAAGGTTTAGAAAAAATACTAGTAAAGACAGATGACTTTAACCCTCCACCAAGTGACAAATTTGATAGGGTATCAAGAAGTATAGAGGTTTTATTTGAAGGTGTTAAAGTTCTAGGAACCGACATGATGTTAGATTGGAGAATGGCTGAGAACATGACTAGACCAATGGCAGACACCACTAAGGTAGAAATGAATTATACTATTTGCGCACCTAGAATTTACAAGGGTAGAATAGAATCTATTGTTAGCAAGACGATAGGCTTTGCTGATATGATTCAGTTGACGCATCTAAAGCTACAGCAGGTGATCTCAAGAATGGTACCAGATGGTGTGTTTTTAGATATGGACGGTTTAGCAGAAGTCGATCTTGGTAACGGTACCAATTACAATCCAGCGGAAGCGCTTAACATGTACTTTCAGACTGGATCTGTTGTTGGTAGATCGCTAACTCAAGACGGGGCAATGAATGCAGGTAAAGTACCGGTTCAAGAATTATCATCTTCCTCAGGACAAGGAAAGATAGCCGCATTAACGAGCACATATAACTATTATGTTCAAATGATTAGAGACGTAACAGGTCTTAATGAAGCTAGAGATGGTAGTCTACCTGATAGAGACACATTGGTTGGGCTACAAAAGATAGCTGCACAGCAATCAAATATAGCTACTAAGCATATTAACGACGCTAGTCTATACTTGACATTAAGGTTATGTGAGAATATATCTAAAAAGCTAGCTGATGTAGTTAGATTTCCACTAACAGCTGAAGCGCTAAAGAACTCTATATCAACATTTAACGTTCAAACATTATCAGAGATATCTAATTTAAACTTACATGACTTTGGTATATTCCTAGACTTAGAACCTGACGAAGAGGAAAAAGCACAACTTGAACAAAACATACAGGTTGCCTTACAAACCGGTGGTATTGATTTAGAAGATGCTATAGATCTTAGGCAAATACGTAATTTGAAACTAGCGAATCAAATGCTTAAGCAAAAACGTAGACTAAAACAAGAGAGAGATCAAAAAGCAGCTCAAGCTAATATGCAGGCTCAAGCTCAAGCAAACGGTCAACTAGCGGAACAAACAGCTATGGCTGAAACTCAAAAGCAACAAATACTAACTGATCAAAAAATGCAGTTAGAGCAAGCTAAGTCTCAGTTTGAAATACAGCGCATGCAAGCTGAAGCAGCTATAAAAAGAGAGCTTATGGCTGAGGAGTTTAATTACAATGTTCAATTAGCTAAAGAAAGATTCAATGGAGAGAAAGGTAAAGAAGCAGACATTGAAGACAGAAAAGATAAAAGAGCTAGAATAATAGGAACACAGCAATCACAAATGATACAGCAGAGACAAAACGATGGAACACCTATCGACTTTGAATCTACTAACGATAGTTTAGGTGACTTCGGCTTAGAAGCCTTTGGTCCTAAATAATTTTTAATTTTATAATATTATATTATGTCAGAAGTAAAAGCGGCCGTAGAGGTCAAACAAGAAGGTGAGTTTTCTTTAAAAGGTAAAAGAAAATCACCAAAGAAATTTTCCGATACATCAAGCAATGAACCGGTTAAGGTTGATTTATCAAAACCCGAAGCACAGGGAGAAGTTATACCAGATGTTATAAAGGTTGATTTAACAGAAAAAAAAGAAACAGATGCCGTTCAAACACAAAAGACAGATGATAGCGATGTTATTATCGAAGAGTCCAAAGACAGTGGCGACAGCAAAGAAGTGGCTGAAGAAGTACGGGACACCAAAGAAGAACTAGAAAGCCCTGTACAGGAAATAACTGAAGAAGAGGTAGATGAAAAAACAACAGAGCTCTACGAAGAAGCAGAGCAAGCTGTTAAAGATCAAGTTACCCAAGGCAAAGTATTGCCTGAAAACATACAATCACTTGTAGACTTCATGTCTCAGACAGGTGGAACAATAGAGGATTATGTAAGACTCAACCATGACTACTCTAACGTAAACGAAAAAGTACTACTCAACGAGTATTACAAACAGACTAAACCTCATCTTGACAAAGAAGAAATTGATTTTCTTATGGAAGACAATTTTTCTTACGATGAGGATCTTGACGAGCCAAGAGACATTAGAAAAAAGAAATTGGCTTTCAAGGAAGAAGTTGCTAAAGCCCGAAAGGAGCTTGATGCTATGAAGGATAGATACTATCAGGAAATCAAGTTGAGACCTGGTACTACTCAAGATCAGCAAAAAGCTACGGACTTTTTCAATAGATACAAGCAGCAAGAAGAGAATGCAAAAACTCTTCAGCAGGATTTTAAAGCGCAAACTGAACAAATTTTTAATGACGATTTCAAAGGTTTTGATTTCAATTTAGGAGAAAAGAAGTTTAGATACAAGCTACAAAACCCATCTGAAGTAGGTAAATCACAGCTTAATGTAAACAGTTTTATTTCAAAATTTGTAGACAAAAATGGAGCCGTGACAGATGCTTCTGGTTATCACAAAGCTATGTATGCTGCTATGAACTCGGATAAAATCGCTAATCATTTTTACGAACAAGGAAGAGCTGATGGTATTAAAAATATTGTTGACTCATCTAGAAACTTAAGTAACGACAAGCCTAGGCAGGTTGCCGATGGAAACGTCTTTATAAATGGGTTAAAAGTAAAATCAATAAGTGGATTAGATTCGTCTAAATTAAAAATAAAAAAACGAAAATTTAACTAATTAAACTTTTAAAATTATGGCATTAACACCACAATTTGGTTCGATAGTACCATCGCAGCTGCAACAGCCGCTTGCTAATAACTATCTAACATTTGACGGTGCTGCTGGCGGAAACTTCGCGCAGCAATACCTACCTGAACTTTACGAAGCAGAAGTAGAGCGTTACGGAAATCGTACGCTATCTGGATTCTTACGTATGGTTGGGGCTGAACTACCAATGACGTCTGATCAAGTAATTTGGTCTGAACAAAATAGACTACATGTAGCCTATGACAACTGTACATTCAACAGTGGTGCAGGTACTATTACTATTCCAGTTGCTGCAAACATTATTAACGTTATATCTCCACAACAAACTATCGTTGTGATGGATGACTTTGGTGGAGAGGCGAAATGTTTAGTAGAACAATCAAACACCGCAACAGGTGTGCTAACTGTAGCGCCTTATGGTTCTGCTACATTAGCTTCTGAAGGACTAGTCGGTACTGTAAAAATATTTGTTTACGGTTCTGAATATCCAAAAGGAACAAACACTACAATTGCTGGAACTGGAGGACTTCAAGTAACAGGTAACGATTACCCTATTCAAACAATAACTCCTGCATTCACTCAGTTTTCTAACAAGCCAATTATCATTAGAAGCCAATATTCAATCAATGGTTCTGACACAGCTCAGATCGGTTGGGTAGAAGTTGCTACTGAAGATGGAACGTCTGGATACTTATGGTACCTAAAAGCAGAGTCTGAAACAAGACTACGTTTTGAGGATTACCTAGAAATGTCTGTTGTAGAAGGTGAGCAGGTTGCTGCTGCGTCTACAATCACAGGTGTTACTGGTACAGAAGGTTTGTTTGCTGCTGTTGAAGACAGAGGTAATGTACAGGTTGGATTCTCTGCTGCTAATGGTATAAATGACTTTGATGATATTCTTAGAAATTTAGATACCCAAGGAGCAATTGAAGAGAACATGTTATTCTTAAACAGAAACACTAATCTTGATTTTGACGATATGCTAGCTGCTATCTCATCTGGAGGAAGCGGTGGAACTGCTTTTGGATTATTTGAAAACTCTGAAGAGATGGCATTAAACTTAGGCTTTTCTGGTTTCCGTAGAGGATCTTACGATTTCTACAAAACTGACTGGAAATACTTAAACGATGCTTCTACTCGTGGAGCTATGACTGGACCTGCGTCTATTGAAGGTATGTTAGTTCCTGCTGGAACTTCTACTGTTTACGATCAGATTCTAGGAACAAATATCAGACGACCATTCTTACACGTTCGTTACCGTGCTTCACAAGCTGATGACAGACGTATGAAGTCTTGGTTAACTGGTTCTGTTGGTGGAGCTTTCACTAGCGATCTAGATGCTATGACTGTAAACTTCTTATCTGAAAGATGTTTAGTTGTACAAGCTGCGAATAACTTCGTATTATTCAAAGGAGTGTAATTACTCGAGATTAATGTAATTCTTACCCTCGTTATATCAACGGGGGTAATTATTACTTTTATAAATTATTTAATTATATTATATTATGGCTAAAAAAGCTCAAGCAGAAAATATAGAGGTTGCACCTCCAGAGGTTGTAGTTAAAGCTGCACCTACAATTAATCCAGTTAAAAAAGTAAACTGGGAAGTAAAAAATAGAACTTACGTACTTACAGGAAACAAAGAACCATTAACGTTTACAATTCCAGGAAAGCACAGTAGAAGACATCCATTACTTTGGTTTGATAAAGAAAGCCAAACTCAAAGAGAATTAAGATATGCTACTAATCAGTCTTCACCATTTAAAGATGAACAAAAAGGAGAAGTAACTTTAGGACACATAACTTTTAGAGATGGAGTTTTAACTGTACCAGGTCCAAATATTGCACTGCAAAAGCTATTATCACAATTTCATCCTTATTTAGGACAAAGATATATAGAGCATGTACCAGAAAAAATAGCTTCTGATCAAGTAGAAGAAATTGAATGGGAAATTGAAGCATTAAATCTAGCAAAAACTATAGATATTGACTTAGGAGAAGCAATAGTAAGAGTAGAAATAGGATCTCAAGTAAACAGTATGTCTACAAGAGAGATTAGAAGAGACTTGTTA